CACCGGGACGAATGTGGTGGCCACAGATGAGCGCTACACGTTCCTGTCGGCCGATGCACAGATTGCCTATGACAACCAGCTCCCGCTGATGGGTACGGCGCGCATTGCGTACCAGACCATCACGCACGCGAGCGCTGGGGCGCTGGATTTCGAGTACAACATCGGCGCCGGTCCAGTCGATGTGGCGCTCACGAACACGGATGGCGCGGTCGGCATCGTTTCGGTCTGCCTTGAAGGTGCCACGCAGTTCGTGTGGGGTCTGAAGTCCGGCTCGACCGGCGCGGTTGTCGCCTTCCAGGAAACCGCGGGCGATACGACCGTCACGGGCGCGAATTTCAACTGCTCGTGCCCGGAAGAAAACGATTTCGATACGCTGAGCACGCTTCGCGATCGAATGATGCGCCGGCTTGGCTTCGCCGCCTCGGTCAACAACCCGCCGCCCGGTATGTCGGACCTGCTCACCGAATTCCTGCAGAGCGCGCAGAAAGAGCTGTACAAGCGCTACCCGGCCCGCTTCACGCGCCGATTGTTCCGTTGGACCATGAATCAGGGCCAGCGCTTCTTCGGCGTGAAGGCAAACGACGACGACACGTATCGCAATCTGCGCCTCGATTTCACGAAAGGCATCGAGTGGTCAGGAATTCAGGACGGCAAAGGCACCTGGACGCCGATCTTCGAAGGCATCATGCCCGAGCTGTACACGATGGTCACTCAGCTCGGCCGCCCGGTGCGCTACGAAGTGCGCGAGTGCATCGAAGTGTTCCCCGCCCCGGACGGCCCGTACAGTTTGTGGCTCAAAGCCAATATCACGCTGCAGCCCTTCGCGGCCGATAGCGACCAGACCACGATTGACAGTGAAGTGGTGTTCCTGCACGCACTGTCGACTGCGAAGGCCCACTACGGGCAAGCCGATGCGCAGGCGACGCAGGCAATGGCCAACTCCTACCTTGGCGAGCTGTGCGCCGGGACGCATGTGAACAAGCGCTACATCCCGGGCGCGCACCCGATCGCCCCGATCGTCAAGCCGGCCCTGATCACCTTCCAAGATGGGAGCTGAACCATGCGCACGGCTCCGCTGACGACCATACAGGCCGGCATTTCGCGACTTCGCCTCAAGGGCGGTGCGCGGGCCGATTCACTGTACGATCTAGTCAACGCGCGCGTCACGATCGATGGCAGCGTCGTTCCGCGGCCCGGCACGACCCGCTTCGCCCTGCTCCCGAGCGCCACGCACGGGCTGTGTGCCTTCAACGGCAGCATCTACGTGTTCTCGACGAGCGTGCAGACCCTACCGGCGCCGTTCGTGAATCTGGTCGTCGCGCACCCGACCGATCAGACGCAGACCATCGCGAAAATCCATTTCGCGCAGCCCTTCCTCGGCTTCATCTACGAGGCGATCGAGTGGTCGAGCGGCAATATTTTCCACTACTGGATGCGAAGCAGCGGGACGTGGACGGCTGACACGGTGTACCAGATCGGTGACATCGTAACGCCGAGCACACCGAACGGATTGGCTTATCAGGCCGTCCGCTCTACATCAGCCAACCCGCCGTGGACGCCGAACACCCCGCACGGCACGAATACGCAGAGCGTGACGGCAACCAATGCCAGCCCGTGCGTGTTCACCGCGGCGACGACGGCGCTTGTCGACAATCAGCTCGTGTTCGTGAGCGGCACGGCGGTCCCGACCGGCTTCGCCGATGTCTCGACCGGCACGTTCTACTACGTTGTCAGCGCTTCTGGCATGGCATTCAGCTTGGCTGCAACGCCGGGCGGCACGCCGATCAATTCAACCAGCACTGGTACGGCCGTCACCGTCTCGGCCCCGGATGTGGTCGAGCCGACCACCTACGATGGGTACGAATTCATCGCGACGGCGACATCTGGCGCCGACCCGCACAGCGGCGCCATCGAGCCGGTGTGGAACACGGGCGCCGGCGCTCCGACCAATGAGGATGCCGACGCCACGCTGGCCGGCGCCCCCGTCATCACGCCGAACCCGGACAACATCGTGCCCACCAGCGTCAGCACTCGATACGGCACCGGCCCGAAGGCGGTCATGTGAGTACTCCTACATGGCAAGCAGGCACCCTCTATCAGCCCGGCGCGCTGGTCGTTCCGCGCACGTCGTCCGCGCTCACGAACGGGTCGATCGAGAATGCCACTTTCGAATCCGGGAACTCGGGTTGGACGCTGGATTCGGGCTGCGCGATCCAGAACACCGGCGGCCGGGCCTATCAGGGCTCGTACTACGCCACGTTCGGCTCGTGGAGCGGCGCCAACCGCTTCATCGTCAATAACGTCCGTGCGCCGGTCGTGCCGGGCCAGCCGGTGCACGCCGCCGGGTACTGCAACCTGGATGGACATAGCAACACCAATGGCTTCGTCGAGATTTTCCTTCGCTGGTACGACAGCACATCGACCTTGATTAGTGATTCGCCCGGCACGATTCTGAAGGGCGGCGGCACAGTCTACCGCTTGGCGACCGTCGAGGATGCCGCACCGGCCGGCGCCGCCTATGTCAGCGTCGGATTCACCGCCGGCTCGTCCGCGTCCGGCCCCTACATCGACATCGATACGGTCACATGGGACTACGTGTACCAAGCCCCGCTCGATGCGTTGACCTATGAGGCAACACAGGCCAATGCCGCTACCAGCGGCACGAGCGAGCCCGTATGGCCCCTCGTGGTGGGCGGCACGGTCAACGATGGGGGCGTGACGTGGACCGCCGTAGAATTCTCCCGCATCGTGTGGACGGCTGCGCCGATTATGACATCCGGGGCGGTCGAGCCGACGTGGCCGACGACCATCGGGGCAGCGGTAGCTGACAATAATCAAATTAGCTGGGTCACGACCGCGCGCCAGATTACGGACGTGAAGTGCCCGAACACGAAGGTCGTCGCCATCGGGGCATCCAAGGTGTTCTGCGGCGACGACGACATTGTGGCCTTCAGCGCCACGGTCAACCCGCTTGATTGGTCCACCCCGAACGACGCTGGGTATCTGCCGACGGGCCTGCAGAACTACGGCCAGAATCCGGTGGCCGTGCTGGGTCTGTACCGCGGCAATCTGGCCGTCTTCAACTCGGGCGGCTTCCAGATGTGGCAGATTGACCCGGACCCGCAAAACATCGACTTCCTGGATGGTCAGCCGGTCGGCTCGACTTTCTCCAAGGCGTTTCAGTCGGTAGGCAACGACTCGCTGCTCCTCTCTCCGGTCGGTGTGCGCAACATCAACATCGCCGTGGCCTCTGTGAACCTTGAAGCGAGCGGTGTGGGCAACCCGATTGATCCACTTATCATCGCTGCGATCAAAGGTCTGGCTGGCGGTAATGAGCCTATTTCGCTCTATAACCCCGGTAGAGGCCAGTATTGGCTCTTTTTCGGCCCACAAGCGTTCGTGCTTACATCCTACGGAACGGGACAATCGAGCTGGTCGCGCTACGTGTTCTCCGAGACGATCACCGACTGGACGCTGCTCGGGGATGATCTGTATTTGCGAACCGCGAATAACAAGGTTTGGCTCGTGACCGAAGATGCGGCCACCGATGACATTTCCACCAACGTCGTGACCATCACGATCGCCAATCCGGGTGTCGTGAGCTGGACGGCGCATGGCTTCGCCAATGGTGATCCGGTCGTGCTGTCCACCACCGGGACACTCCCCACCGGCCTCACGCCCGGAACGACGTATTACATCGTCGCTGCGGCCACGGACACTTTCGAGCTGGCGGCTACCGTCGGCGGGACAGCGATCCACACGACAGGCTCGCAATCCGGTGTCCATACGGCTGTCGTGACGCCCGCCGCCGGCCTGTGGACCAGCGTCATGTGGTGGCCGTATCTGGACTTCGGCAACATGGGTATCAATAAGCCGCTGCTGGGCTTCGATATTGTCGGCGCCGGAAGCGTGAACGTGTCGATCGGCTACGACCAGCGCGATTTCACCATCCGCACGCCGGACTACACGATCGACATGGCCGATACGACGGTTGGCGAGCCGGTGCCCTTCCCGTTGACCGCCCCCAGCTTCAGCTTGCGGCTTGAATTCGCGGCGAATCAGGCGTGGGAGTGGAACGCTTCGAACCTGTACATCAACGATGGTCAGGCGTACTCGGGAGGGCAGCTCGGATGATCACCCTGAACAAATGCCCCCGACTGATCGATTTCCTGATCATCTGCGAAGGCTTGCGCCAGGTTGAGCGCGAGCAGTTGGAAGCCGTGTGGGGCATCCCGTACGATTTCGAGCGCGTGGCCGCATCGTGCTACAACCTGCCAAACCCGAAGTGGATGGGCGTGAGCGATGGCAAACCGGTGGTCGCTGGCGGCTTTGTCGAGCAGCGCCCGGGCGTGTGGGAGATATGGCTTGCCGCGACCGATGAGGCGTGGGAGCAACCGATCGCCATGACCCGGATCGCCCGCACCCTGATGCGCGAAATGTTCGATGGCGGGGCTCACCGGCTCCAGCACACGGTCCTGGAGACCAATACAGAGGCCCAGCGCTGGTATCGTAGCATTGGACTCGTGTTTGAGGGTAAGATGCGAGCCTGGGGGTCCAAGGGCGAGAACGCCCTGATATTCGCGTGCACGGAGAAACCATAATGGCTGCCACTACTGCCCCAAGCGCCGTGCTCGGCCAAACTGGCACCGACTCCCCGACCGGCTACGGCTATACTGGCATCGGCGGCTCCCTCGACCCGATGTACAGCCTGTTTGGACATCACTGGAACAACGCCGCACTGCCGATGACCGCAGCCCAGCAGCTCGTGCAGGGTGAGCAGGCGCAGCGCTACAATCAGGGCCAGATTCAGGAAGCCTACGACTCTCCGCAGCGCCAGCAGCAGTACCAGGATTACATGAACAACCTGAAAGGGTTGTACACGGATCAGGTCAACCAGCAGCAGCAAATTGCCGCGCGCAATCTGAAGTTCTCCGACGCCCGCTCAGGCCACACCGGCGGCAGTGCCGCGGCGGACGCCGGCGCGATGCTGCAGAAGGACTATCAGAGCGGTCTGATGACCGCGGCGGACACCGCGCGCACCGGTACGGACTCGTTAATCGCCTCAGATAATGCGGCGAAAAACAACGCAATCGGCGCAGCCGGTTACGCGGCGAACGTCGGCCAACCCGGCATCGCCAGCGCCGGCTCGACGCTGCAGAACATCAACACGGCCGCCAACACGGCGACCGCCGGCACGCTCGGCAATATGTTTTCGGATTTGGGGAATGTGTACCAGAAGAACAAGGCGGTCGCCGGCGCTAATTTTTCACCATACGCCACGTATGGTTCCCCGTCATCCTCACAGTGGTAGGAGAAGATCATGCCCATCGGACAAGTTCTCAGCAAAGCCGGCCCGGCTGGCGACACCGCCCCGCAGGCGACAGCGCCGGCCGGGATGAGCCCCGCGCCCCCGGCTACCGGCATGGCCGCTCCCGCGCCCTCCATCGCTGGTGCCGTGCGCGGCATCCATCGCGGTGGACAGGCGAAGTTCCTTGAAGGCGGCGGGTCGGGTCTCGGCCAGTCGTTTATGAACTAGGAACCGGTCATGCCGCAAGCAATCCCTCTCGTCATCGGTGCAGGTATCAAGTACTACGGTCAGAAACAGGCCGAGAATAGTGCTTCGGGTGCGGCTGCGGCCGGATTGCAACAGCAGGTCGCCGATCGCGACCGCGCACTCGGCGTGGTCAACGCGAACACGCAGTACATCGCAGGCGACACGCCGGCGGCGCGCACGACTCAGGCGACGCAAGACTACATGGACGCGCTGCGGCAGGGCGCTGGCAACACGGCGGCCTCTTATCCGACCGTGCCGGGCGCCGATCCGCGGTACGCGCAAGCCGTGAAGTCCGCGAGCGGTGCGGCGACCGATCTGGAGACCCAGCGCGCGAACCTGATGGCCGGCATTCGTGGCGCGCAACGTATGCGCGGCGATGAGGGCCTGAAGGCACAGGATATGGCGACGACGCTGAGCGGTATTGGCCAGAACGCTGGGACCGATACGGCCGTGACCAATCTGGCCGTGCAGAAAGCTGGGGCAGTCAATCCGGCCTACAGCCTGGTCGGCGGCCTCGTGGGCAATGCTGGATCGGCGTTCGCGCCGACCGGCAATGCGCCGACAGCGCCAGCCGATAACACTTTCGCTCCGAACACGGCCAATACCGGATGGGAAGCCCCGACCGGTCAGCAGCCGCAGTATTCGGACCTGTACAAGCAGTTGGCCAACGCATTCGGTAACGGCCAGCAGTAGGAGATTCGAATGGCAATGCCAGGTCTAGGCGACATCCTCTCGGCCGCAGCGACAGGCCAGAATCAGAACCAGGTGACGGCCGGGTATCAGCTCAATGCTGCCCGCGCCGCGGATACGTTCGCGCAGATTCCGTTGCGTGGTGCGCAAACGGATGAGGCACTGGCGAAAGCAAGTGAGTCCCGACTGACCGCCATTGCCGCACAGAAGAAGCAGGATGCGGTCGATAATGCTGCGCAAAACGCTATCGATAACGGGATGGACCCGCATCAGGCCGCCACACTTGGGCAGGCACTCGCTACTGGCAGCAATTTCGATCAGGCCACAACCGGTATGGGCCATCTGCAGGATCAAGGGTATCGCGCCACGCTGGCAAGTCCGACGGCGAGCGGCGAATCGCAGCGGCTCGCCGCACAGGGCGTCAAGGGCGAGCTGCAGAGTCCGTATTTGGCTCTGCCACCCGCTTCTGTGGACGCTCGGAATCTGGCACCACCCGGCGCACAACCGACAGAACTGGATTCGAACATTGGCAAGGCGACGATCAATCAGAAAGACGCCGCGGCTGACGCCGCTGCGGCGAAGCTCACTGCTGGCTCGCCGCTGGACGCCAACGATTACGCTGCACTCGCCCACCTTGGCAACACCACCGGTCACGATCCGGCATTCGGGATGGGTGCGAGCCCAGCCCGCTTGACCTATCTGCGCGCTCGCGCACTCGATGCACAAGGGCTACCCATAACGGCCGCTTCACTCGGTTTGAGCGGCGGTAAGGCCACAGCCGCCGCACCGGGCGCTGCCGCGCCGACCGCCGCGCTCGCACCGGCCGCGGCTGCCGATGCAGTTGTGCAGCGCCAGCAGGATGCGGCTGGCGCACGGCAGACCCTCATCGCCTTCGATAAAGGTGTGCCCGGACAGAAAGTTACGGCGTTGAACACTTCCATGCGCCATTTGGCGACATTCGATGAAGTGGCGAACGATCTGCACAATGGCAATAACCTGGCCGCTAATGCCGTGATGCAAACATGGTCAAAATGGAGCGGTAACGCAGCGCCGACCAATGCCGATATGGCGGCGCAGGTCGTCGGCAACGAAATCGTCAAGGCGATCCAGAATAGTGGTATCGGCGCCGCCGAAGAACGCAACGCCATGGCAGCAAACTTCTCCAAGATGTATTCATCTGGACAATTAGTGGCGGCCAGCAATCTCGCCAAACAATTCCTTGCCGGACAGGCCGCAAGTATGGCCGATCAGTACCACAACGGGACCGGCCGTAACGATTTCTTCGATCGTAACCCGCTCTTGCGCTCACTAGTTCCCGGCGCGCCGCCCCCCGCGCGGTCGAATATCCCCGCCCCGGGCTCCCCCGGTATGCCGGTCATTGGTGGAGTCTCCAAGGGTTATCGCTTCAAAGGAGGCGATCCTAGCCAGCCGGCTAGCTGGGAGAAAGTCCAGTGAGCGGCAATCCGTGGGATGACTACAAGGCGCCGGCTGCCGCCGATGCCGGGCCGTGGCAGCAGTATGCCGCACCCGCTGCGCCGACTGCTTCAGTCCTTCCGAGCGGGCTGGGCAGCACTGTGCCGGATGTCAATTGGCAACAACACCCACCGGCTGCCGTACCAGATGAAACCTTCATCCACAAGATCAAGCACGTTATCGAGACGGCCGGCGATGTGGCGAATGACGCCATCGTGGCGCCCGCAGAGCGCGGTTACGCCGGCATGAAGGCGACCTTCCAGGGCAAAGACCCGGCGGCCGCTCGTGCTGCTTCCGATGAAAAGAACATGAGCCACAACCCGGATGCCGAAGACCTGCTGACGCAGATTGGGCAAGCCGTACCGGAGCTTCACCTTTTCGGCGCTGCTGGCGAAGCTGGCCGGAATGCGTTGACTTCTATCCTCGGCCCGGAGGATGGTGGCGCAGTAGCCAGTACGGTCGGCGACATCCTTGGTGTTGTTACACCGGCAGTCGGTTTGAAAATGGGCGCCGATGCGGCGCTACGTCCCGAGCCGACAGCCGGAGACGCGGCCTTGCGTCAAGGCCATATCGATGCACAGAATGCGAAAGCGGCCGACGCGCCGGACGTTCGGCTGCGCGCCGCCGGTGTGCAGATGTCGCCCGACACAGTGCGCAATATGTCCGGCGCTGCAACCACTCCGAACCCGGCCGCTCGCGCCGCCGCTGGCATTGCCGGTCCCGGCCAGCACGCTGACAACATCGCCGCCAACCGGCCCGTCATGGATGGTTGGGCAGCCAGCGATATCGGATTGCCGCGCGGTACGACCCTTACCGATGAAGCTATCGAAGGTGCGAACACGAAACCGGGCGCGGTCTACGACAAAGTGAAGGCCGCATTGCCCGATAGCGCACCGCTGCAGGATTCCACCATTCAATCGATGCGCAACGCTTCCAGCGAATACGTTGCGGGCGAGACCGTGCCAGACGAAATTACGAACCGTCCGAACATTCTGGCCGAGCAGCCGATGAATGTGGACGATCTGATGACGATGATCGGCAAACTGCGGCGCAAAGGTTTCAAGAACCAGCTCGCGCCCGGCGCCGATGCCAACTCGCTCGGCCGCGCGCAACTGTCACAGGCTCAGGCGCTTGAGGACGAATTGAATAGTCGAGTCGCCACACAAGCGCCTGAACTGAACGGTGAGTATCAGGATGCCCGTAGCACTTTCGCCAAGATCAGAACGGCCGAGGCCGCTCGTGATGGTGACAGTATCGACCCGCACAAAGTCCTGAAGCTGGCCGACAAGAATGAAGGTATCGACGGCGGATTGAAGATCATCGCCGATGCTGCGAAGTACGCTCCGAACGATGTAGCCGCTCGCGTCCCGCCCGGCACCGGCCTTGGCGCTCTGCCTGATGTGATTGGTGGTATCGGTACGGCCGGCTATCTGAGTGCGCTTGGCCATCCGGCTTACGGTATTGCGGCCGGTACGACCATGGGCCTTGTGCGTCCGGGTCTGCGCAAAGCGCTCAGTATATCGCGCGGCGCGGCCGATGCAGACACCTTGAATACCGCCGCCCAGCCCGGCGGCGCGCTCTACGATCGGTACTTCAGCCGCGGCAACCCGCCGCCACCGGCCGCGCCCGGCCCGCTGAGCCTCACACCGCCGCCCGGGCCGCCCCCGGTGGCGCCATACCAGCCCAGCCTCCTACGCTCTGGCGAGAACGTGCCACCGCACGAAATGGGTCAGCTCGATCAGGGTCGACCGCCCCCGCCGGCGCTGCAGCTCTCGCCCCATCAAGGTGCGTCGTTTGAACCCCACCAGCCGGACCTGCCGCTGGGTGAAGCCATGGCACCGGATGAAACGGTGCCCTTCTACCATGGTGGCCCGAACGCGGTCACGAAATTCGACAATGGCAAGATCGGCACCGGCGAAGGCAATCAGAGCTTCAGCCACGGCCACTACGCCGGAGAGGCGCCGGCGGTCGGCGAGAACTACGTACCGGCGCAGGGCGGGTATCTGATGAAGGGCACCCTCCCGAAAGCTACGGTCGACAAGATGCTCGACATGGACAAACCGCTGAAGGATCAGCCGGCAGTGCTGGAAGCGCTCGGCGTCGATCCGAACGCCCCGGTGAAGCCAAACGGCATCAACCCGGAGTGGAGCGGCCAAGAACTGCACGACAATCTGGTGAAAGGCCGCACCAATCTAGGCGTCGCTTTGGGCAGTTCAGTGGCCGAAGCCAAACAGGGTGTTTCCGCATTCTTGGCTTCCCGCGGCATCCCTGGCGCAAAGTACATGGACTCTGTATCGCGCAAGGCCGGCGCTGGCACACGAAATTTCGTGATCTATAACCCCGATGACGCCACCATACTGTCGCAGACCAAGATAGAGCCAAAGGGGTAGCCCATGGCTAAAGTCAAAGTCGCAGTCTACGGCACCATCGGCAAGATCGTCAGCTTCGATCCGAACGCCACTGTGGGCGCGCAGATTGGCGCGAATCTGCTCATGCCCGACGGCTCGGTGGCAACCCTTGCCAAGCTGATTGCAGCCATTGGCACAACTGGCACGAGTACAGGTGCGAGCACCGGATCGACCGGCGCCATCGCTCACCGGACTCTCGCCGGGCTCACCGTCGGTGACGATCATCCGCAGTACTTGCGCAAGGACACGCTCACGACCGATGGCGACATCTACGTGCGCGTCTCTGGCGTGCCGGCGCGCGTCGGCGTGGGCGCTCAGTACACCGTGCTCATGGCTGGCGCCTCACTCCCGGCGTGGACTGACATCAGCGCCAATCCGACCGGCACGATCGGCCTCACGGCCGTCAACGGCACAGCCCACACCTTCATGCGCTCCGATGGCGCCCCGGCACTGAGTCAGGCGATCGTGCCGACGTGGACGGCGCAACACACCTTCAATCTGACCCCGCTCGTCGGGGCAGTCAAGGTAGCCTTGGAATCACGGCAGGTTGCTACAGGCGCGGGACTCACGGGTGGCGGCAATCTCACCGCCGATCGCACGATCGCACTCAGCACGAGCGTGCTGGCTTCCACCCTCCTGACAACGGCCGATGAGACGGCCAATTTCGCCAGCTCCCGCCGAGTGCTAGCGGGCTCGGGCGTCACGTTCGATGACACCGTAAGCGGCGTCCGCACGATCAACGCAACCGGCACTGGCGGCACGGTCACGAGCGTTGATATCACCCCGCCCGCGGCCGGAATCACCGCATCGGGCGGCCCTATTGTTGGCGCTGGCTCGATTACGCTGGCGCTCAATCACGATCTAGCTGCGGTCGAGGGTCTGAGCACGAATGGCATCGTGGCCCGCACGGCGACCGATACGTGGACGACACGCACGATCACTGGCACGGCCAGCCGCATTGCCGTCACGAACGGCGATGGCGTCTCGGGCAACCCGACGCTTGACATCGATGCAGTCTATGTGGGCCAGTCCAGCATTACGACGGTGGGTACTATAACCACCGGCGTGTGGCATGGCACTCAGATTGATCTGGCCAGCTACGCCACCGGCATCCTGCCGGCCGCCAGCTTCCCGGCACTCACCGGCGATGTGACGACCGTCGCCGGCGCTCTGGCAACGACCATCGCAGCCAATGCCGTCACGACCGCCAAGATCAACAACTCGGCTGTGACGCTGGCGAAGATCGCCAATCAGGCCGACCAGACCATCCTCGGCAATAACACAGGCGGCTCGGCCGCACCGCTGGCATTGACCGCCGCGCAGGTGAAGACGATCCTCGCCATCACTCTGACGAGCGATGTGACTGGCACTCTGCAGGCTGCGCAGTTCCCAGCACTCACCGGCGATGTGACCACTGCGGCCGGGTCGCTCGCCACGGCGATCGGCGCGAACAAGGTGACGACCACGACCATCGCAGCCAATGCCGTGACGCTCGCCAAGCTGGCGACGCAGGCCGACCAGACCTTCCTTGGTAACAACTCGGGTGGCGCGGCCGTCCCATCCGCTCTCACTGTGACGAACGTCCGCACGATGCTCTCGATCAGCAACGTGGAGAACACGGCGCTATCAACGTGGGCGGGCTCGACCAATCTAACGACGCTGGGCACGATCACGGCTGGGACATGGCACGGCACGGCGATTGACCTTGGCACGTACGCCAGCGGTACGTTGCAGGCCGCCCAAGAGCCGGCGCACACCGGGGATGTCACCAATAGCGCTGGCTCACTCACGCTGACGATTGCGGCAGCCTCTGTGACGCTAGCGAAGATGGCGAACCTAGCGGCCAGTAGCATCCTCGGCAACAACACCGGATCGCCCGCGACGCCGATTGCGCTGACCGCGGCGCAGGTCAAGACCTTGCTATCGATCGCCTACACCGATGTCTCAGGTCTCGCCACAGTTGCCAATTCCGGCGCCTACGGTGATCTGAGCGGCACGCCGACCATCCCGACCGGCGCTAACCCCTCCGCAGTGGTGGGCACTGCTGCCGTGAACGGCTCGGCCGCGACCTTTATGCGCTCCGATGGCGCCCCTGCGATCAATCTGACCATGACGCCGACGTGGACCGGCAAGCACATTTTCTCACCGGCAGCAGGCACCACGGCGGACTTCATTGGGCCGGTGACGACTTCGCCTGCCGTTCGCATCATCGGTTCGACCAGCATATCCGGCGTCCCGGCCCTGTCAGGCGCGATCGTTCAATACTGCTCGGCAGATACGCACGACACCGTCATACAAGTGGATGCCGTGGCTGGTGTGCCGACCGTGCTATTCCGCCGGGCCGACGGCACTGGCGCTTCGCCCTCAGCCGTACAGCTTAACGATGTGATCGGTCTGCACTCGGCACGAGCCTACGGCACGACCGGCTATGGCACGAGTGGTCGCGCCTCGATCACTTATGGTGCGGCGGAAGCGTGGACGGATACGGCTCAAGGCGCGAACGTAACGATCCAGACCACGCCCGCGGGCGGGGTGGTGACGCAGACATCCTTCAAGGTTTTCGACGACGGACACATTCAGGCGTGGGGTATCGTGGCCGGCGCGCTCGTGACTTGTCAGCCCGACAAAGGCACCTACACTGGCGTCGCCACTGGCTTCGCGGCCACTGCCCCGACTGTGACGATGATATGGGCGCGTAACGGCAATCTGGTGACGATGCAGATTGCAGCCTTCTCGGGCACGTCGAACGCTACCGGCTTTACCATTCCGGGCACCAACATCCCGAATTCAATCCAGCCGGCCCGCGCTCAAACCTTTGTCGTCTCGGGGCTGATAAACGCCGGCACCCATGAGACTTCGGTGGATTCCTACCTATCCCTCGGTACGGGCGGCACTATGACGCTTTTCAAGGCCAATAGCTCGTCCGGCTGGACGAACACCGGCACCAAAGGATTCGCCCAATCGGTCACGTTTACCTACCTGCTCAACTAGGATATGATCGCTACCTAACCTTGCAGGGAAGATAACCACTTTGGAGGCTATCAAATGACAACTGTCGCTCCGCCCTTTTCAGTCGAAGACGCCCAGCTCATTGTCAACACGGCCGAAGCCTGTGCGCAGCCAAACATGAAGGCCGCGATGACCCTCAGTGGTGCCCTCGCGCGCTTCGCCCGCTTCTACGATGTGGCCATCCAGGCGTTTGAAGTGATCGACACGGCCAACGCCAAAGTGGCCGCGCAGACACCCCCGGCGAATGGCGCCGACCATGGCCCGGAGCTGCCCGGCGAAACACTGCCCGCTGCGCCGCCGGTGGCGAACTGACATGCTGGCTTGGCTGAAACTCCTGCCCCTGAAGGACTGGCTTTATTGCGGTGCAATAGCCGTCATCATCGCCGGCTTTTTAACCTATTCCGCGCACGAGCGCAGCATAGGAGCGGCTAAGGTAGCCGGTCAGGATGCCAAGCTGGCTGCCCTGCAGACCCAGCGAAACGCCGCCATATCCACTCTGGCTGCCTCACGCCTAGCCCACATCGGAGACTCCTATGACGCGACTCTTAACGCTCCTATCCCTGACAGCCCTCATGTGTTCGTGCGCAACTGTCCCGCCGCGCCCCGTAGCAGTGGCCTGCCCAGCACCGCCGGCCATCCCGGCGGAACTGATGCAACCCCCGATAGTGCAGAAACAGCTCCGCGCGATATTGGACCCCCCATCGACAAAGCCGGCCGCGACGCCGACGCCCTGATTGCTTCACTGCAACAGACCGTCCAGACGCTCGTGAAGGCAATGTGCGCTGCCGCACAGACTGCCCCGACCTGTCATGGGATCGTCCCATGAAGATCATCGAACAGGTGGGTCAAGTTATGGGAAACAGCGGCCATCAGAATCATGTAGTTGAAGTCGCCGCCACAATTAGTGGCGCGAGCGCCGTGGTTGGCACTACTATCGGCCAGGTGAACCAAATCCTACAGACCATCGCCTACATCGTCTCGATTATCTCGGGCCTCTGTGCGATCGCCTATTACGTGACGCGGCGCAACAAATGAACATGGGTCCGGGGGGCATAGCCCTGCTCAAAGGCTTCGAATCCTGCCGCCTGACGGCCTATCAGGACGGCGGCGGGGTTTGGACGATCGGCTGGGGTCAGACTGGCCCGGCGATCGTCGAGGGCTCTACGTGCACTCAGGATCAGGCCGACGAGTGGCTGGCACAGGGCTTGCAGGCTATCTCGGCCGCCGTGACCGGTTATGTCACCGCCCCGGTCAACCAAAATCAGTTCGACGCGCTGGTGGATTTCGCTTACAATCTCGGGACTGACACATTCAAAGGATCGACCCTCTTGAAGTACCTGAACCTGCAGAAGTATCAGCTCGCCGACAGCGAATTCCTGAAATGGAACCACATCGGCGGTGTCATCAGCGCCGGGCTCACCCGTCGGCGTCAGGCCGAACGCGCGCTGTTCCTCTCCCCGGTCGAATCTGCGTAAACCCCATGCGCATCCCGAAGCGCGATCCTCAACAGTTCCGGGTCTACAAGTGGGAGCGATCCCTTTCCGATTGGGCTGGCGCGCGGGCCACGGACGATGAGCTGCGCACCATAGTCGGCCGCTGTTGCGCGCTCTATCGCGTCCCGATTCCGACCCTCGCGCTCGTCACGAAAGACAAACGCGATGGCGTGAAGCTGGACAGCTCCTACCAGCCCGGCGATCATCATATCGAGCTGCGCCCCCGGCACCGGCACAAGTGGGACGCGATTCACGAAGCTGCCCACGCGATCACCGACTGGATCATCGATTCGAAAGTGGCACACGGCCCGGAGTGGTTCGGCGTCTATCTTATTCTGCTGTCTCATTTCAAGGTTATGCCGCTAAACGTGCTGCGCTTCTCGGCCGACCGGGCCGGTCTGGAATACGCCGGTCTGCCGTCTCTTGAACCGAACGTGATCCGATACTGCTACAAAATCGAATACGCCAAAGCCAAAGCCGCAAGGAAATCGCCATGAGCGCACCCGCTCTTTCTACTGGTTTAAAATGCCCGAAGTGTGATGGCCTATTCATGGGCCGCACCGGCAAGACGCCCGGCGGGCGCCAGCGCTGGTCGTGTGGCTCCGGGCACGCCGGCCGCGGCTGCGGCTACAGCACGACCGCGCCGGATCAGCCGACGCGCGATCAGGCTGGCAACGCGGTCGAATCGACGGCCAAACCTATCGCGAAGCGCGCTCTGGCTAAGTCCACGCGCTATATCATCACCGCGGCGCAGAACGCGACGCCGGCGCACGCTGGCTTCCTCGCGGCACTCAAGCACGCGGCCAACTACCTGAATGCCGAGCTGATCGTGCTGCCGCTTCGCTACAAGAACGCCACGAGCCGCTGGACCGAGAGCCAGGCCAATGCCGAATGGTGGGCGCCCGAGCTGGTGCCGTACCTGTACAACCAGCGCAAGAAGCTGAATCCGAATCTGGTGCTGCTGGGAGACGTGAAGACCCAACCCACCGCGACGCGCCCACTGGCCGGCTTCGAAGGCATGACGGGGAGCGAATCGTGCATCCTCGGCCACACGAAGTTGCAGCTTAAAGTGGTGCCGGCGCCGTCCAACCGCTTCCCGAAGATTCTGACCACGACGGGCGCCGTGACGGTCAAGAACTACACCGACAGCAAGGCCGGCAAGCTGGGCGAATTTCACCACGTACTTGGCGCCGCACTGGTTGAAGTGAAGGGCAAGACGTTCCATCTGCGGCAGCTATTGGCCAGTCAGGATGGCTCATTCACCGACTTGGACATCCACTATACGCCGACCGGCTGCCAGCCGGCGGATCAGGCTTTGGGCCTTGTGATGGGCGACACCCACCATCGCTTCCTCGATCCGGGCGTGCGCAAGGCGACGTTCGGCAAGGGCGGCATGGTCGATATACTCAACCCACAAGTGCTCGTGTGGCACGACCTGCTCGACGACTACGCCACGAACCCGTACCATGAGGGCAACCCGTTCATAGAGGCCGCAAAACGCACCAAAGGCTTCCAGATGGTCAAGCGCGAAGTCGAGGAAGCCATCGCGTTCCTCGATGAAATGACGGGCAATCGCAAGAGCGTCATCGTCAGCTCTAACCATGACGATATGCTGCGCCGCTGGATTATCAAAACCGACTGGCGCGAGGATGTCGAAAATGCAGACTTCTATCTGGACACGGCTAAAGCTATGTTGGCGAGCGCTCGTATGGGCAGCGGGGGTGCCGAATATGCTAGTCCCTTCAGCTATTGGGTTACTCAGCTCTCAAAAAATCCGGGCGTCCGGGCGCTTGGCGGAAACGAATCATTCGTGCTCGGCGGTAACGAGTGTGGAACCCATGGACACGTCGGTGCAAACGGAAGTCGAGGTTCGATACTCGGCTTTTCACGTCTAGGCATCCGCATGATCACTGGCCACGGCCACACACCAGGGCGCGAGGAAGGTCACACGCGAGTCGGCACGAGCACCCCGCTGCGCCTTGAGTACAACGGTGGGCCGTCGAGCTGGTTGAACACCCACGCGGTCGTCTACGCAACAGGCAAGAATAGCCTGCTCACCGTGATTGGTGATGAGTGGCGCATCTAAAAAAAGCACCAATCAGGCGAAGTGATCACCGAGCTTCTTCCCGCCGCCATGGTTCCAGTGCTTCGCGTTCTCGGCGAAGACGGCCCGCTTACGCTCAGCCGGATTGCTGGACCGGGCAGCCGCCGAGAGTTTCGCGGCTGGAATAGACTTTCCCTTCGGCACTCCCAATTCCGAGTGCAACAGGCCCTTGTGTGACGGTTTGATCTTGATTGCCACGATCGGCCTCGATATCCAACTGGAGTTGGGCTGACAGGCGCCAAACGGCCTTCGCCAGATGGTAGCACCCGTCCGAGTCCTTCTGCAACCCTGTGCCATAATCGAACATATGGCGAAAAGCCGTGTTCATCTGGTCGGTCGATTTCTCGCGCGCCCAATGCAACTTCTGTCCGGCATTATGCTGATCGTTTCCCGCTACGGCCACTTCAACCACGGCCAGGAAGGCGTCCGGGAAATATTCCATCAGGAAGGTCCACACCTGAAGCCGTTTGCGAGCGGCGTAATCTACGGGCAGAGGCATAGGGCCATCCTTACTTGGGAAGCGGACAACTTGGACACCGGCACTTCGTAGCCGGGCGTGTAGAGGCGGAATCGATGGCCGCATAGTAAACCGACGAACGCCTCAAGTCGAGCGCCGCGTGACTTCTCCCAGCCGGGCATGAAGATGATGCCGCCCACCTTGTCGGCGACGATCTTCACATCGCGCGCCAGCAGGTCCGCCCAGCTCGTGCCGGGCGGAATCGAGCCGTCTTTGGACAGCATGACCTTCCGCACAAACTCTATATCGTCCAGCTCGGCCGGCGAAATGATCTTGAGTCCATGGTTGCGTAGATCGAGCGCCGCGGCGTTGAAGGCTGGGTAGTTGCACTGTGGGATGGTGCTCATCGGGCCGGCCAAGTACCAGGCGCGCTTAGTAGACATCGCCGTTCTCCCTAATTTTGGTGTCTTCATAAGGTGCGGCAATCCGGCGATACAGCTCCAATTTCGCGCACTCCAGCACCCCGATGGCGGTGTTCAGATCGCCATAGTTCGTCGGCGTGAGCGATAGCCATTTGACTATGACGCGCGTGATGGCATAATTCAATTCGCCGGCACTACGTGGCGTCACCCCAAACTCTATATCGGCGCGTTCGTGCTGCTCAATGTACGGCATCACTTTCTCCGTTTGCAGGCAGCGAGCAGGGCGTCCTGCACGCTGACTTTGGTGTGGTAACGGGCAATCATCACTTCATCGATTGTATCACGCGCTACTAGGTTGTACACATTCACGACGCGATTTAATCCAGCCTGGAACTGCCGGGTCGGCCCGATCCGGCCGAGCAACTGCAGGGTGTGCTCAAGGTTCCAGCTATGTCCGAATCGCACCAGATTATGGCAGACGTGCTGCAGGCCATCGATGCCGTGGCCCACCGAACCGGGGTGCGCCCAGCCGAATGGCGCATAGCCGCTCTTGAAGGCCACAAGCCCGTCTTTATGCGCCAGATCGACGCCCTTGGGGAACGTCTTTTTCAGTCGCTCCAGATCACTCTTGAAGTAGTAACCCACCAGCAGCGGGTCGCTCGTCTCCGAGCTGATGCTTTCCAGCGCCTCTAGTTTGGCGTTGTGCAGCGACTTCCAGCTTGGGTATTCGGTGTAGACCGCCCCGTTGGCGGCCTGACAGCATTTGTTCGTCAGCGCGCCGGCGTTGAAGGCTTCAATGCTGAAGTCTTCAAACTCGGCGTACATCGCGCGCTCCAGCTCCAGATAGAAGGCGAGCGCCTTGGGCGGTAAGGTAACATCGATTTGTGTGACGTGAGGCTCGCGGACATCGAAGAAATCGCGCGGATCAAGCGTGAGACTGACATCGGCGATGAGCGCGTGAATCTCGGCCGCGGAGTGGGGGAATGGCACTATGCCGAATCCACTATAGCCCGTGCGGAACCACCGCTCCATGAATGCCGTATAGGTGCGGCCGAGCCGCTGTCCGCGATCAATGAACCACATCTGCCCCCACAGGTCTTTAAGGCCGTTCGGGCTGGGCGTGCCGGTCAGATTGATCCAGCGATCGGTGAGCGTATGAGCGACGCGGGCGATCGCCTTGGCGCGCTCCCCGCTCTTATTCAGGCGGAAACTCTTGAGCCGCGTGGACTCATCCGCGATCACGGTGCCAAACGGCCACTTGTCCTGGTAGTGTTCGACGAGCCACGGTAGTTGCTCGTAGTTCACGGTGTAGATTTCGGCTTCGCGCTTGAGAGCCGCGAGCCGTTGATCGAGCGTACCGACAACGACCGATACGCGGGTGTCCTTGAACACGTCCCACTTGGCCGCTTCTTCCGGCCACGTATCGCGCGCCACACGCAGCGGGCCGAGCACCAGGGTCGGCTTGTCGATCAGCCCGCACAGTCGCAGCGCATCCTGCACCAGCAAGGCATCGAGCGTCTTGCCCGAGCCCACATCTGCGAACAGATTGCATCGCGGATGGGCCAGCAGGAAGTCGTAGGCGACCTTGTTTATTTCTCGTAGCGTGAGCGGCTTGCGCGCCATTTCTGGTAGGCCTTTTCTAACATGGCCAAGTGCTCATCGACCAGCTCGATCGTGTTGAGCACGTAGACTGGCATACGCCGCATCTTGAGTCGGATGTGCTCGCGCTTCTGCGCGTCAGTGGCGTCCTTGCCTGGCCGCTTGGTCTCGACCATATGGGGGTCTAAGAAGGGCAGCGTAATGAGCCTATCCGGCATATTACGCCGCCCCGGTACGGTCAGCTTGTAGCACAGCCCGTGCATGTCTTCGATGCCCACGCGCAGGCGTTCTTCTATAGGCGCCTCTTTCATATCAAAACTTGTATATCGTGCCGTAGTGGCCGTTCATCACCAGCTCAAACGACCCGTCACTGGCGGTCGTCACGTAGCCGTACCAGTAATCGCCGATCAGCATATCGTTCTTTCCGAAGAACGTCCACGGCGCCACACAGCTCGACGCATCGAACCCGGGCTGGTAGGTGTAGGTCTTGTAGATGCCGGCAGTCAACTCCTGCCCGCAGTACGTCTCACTGATGAGATTGCCGTCGCTATCCCATGTGTCCGCACTGAAGGTGTAGATGTAGCTGCTGCGGTACTGCGGCCGGTTGGCAACGCTCTGGCAGAAGCCAGAAATCACATCGCCGGCGCCGACCGACACGCCAACGCAACTGCGCTGACCATTGGCCAGCAGATCGGCCGGGAGCTGCAGCGGCACAAGCGTACCGGCCGCGGCGACACCTGCAATGGCAAGCGCGCTTGCCAGAATCAACCCTCTATGAAATTTCATTTTCCATTCTCCTTTGGTTTATCAACTCAGCAAATGAATCGGGCTCTCGCCACCCTTCTGGACGGCGTTGGCTTCCGAGTCGCGGAAGCGCTCGGCCAGCTTGTACAGGGCGAACACCGTGCCGAGTGCGACGGCCGGGTTTCGCGGGTGATCCTTGCGCAGCTTCATCACCACGGTTTCGATCATGGTGGCGGCCTCTTTAGCCTTCTCGCGCATGTCAGGGCGCATGTGTTGAAGTGCCTGAGCGATGTTCTCGATCGTGGCATCAATACTGTCGGTCAGCAACGTGTCACTCATTTGTCTCTCCGGTAGCGGTAGTCTTCGAAGCCCTTGGCGGCGAGCGGCAGGCCCTTGGACCATTCGCGCTCGCGCGTCAGAATCTTGCACAGCCCTTTCGTGTTCCACTGCGGGTCGTCCAGCGGTTCGCAAATCGCTTCGTCGTGCACGGTCAGCAGCGGATTGTACCCGGCTTCTTCCGCCTCGATCAACCCATGTGCAAGCGTATCGCGCGCCACGCGCTCGGTCAGGTTTTGGCTGATCTTGCCCGAGTAGGTCTTGATTCGCTGCCACTGGCGCGTATACGGGTTGACGCCAAGGTAGGATATTTCCCTCTTGTCATCGTTATACCGCGGAGCCGGATAGCACAGGTAACTGCCCGAAGGGCACAGTATCCTAAGCCAATTGCCGAGCCGATCCACCGTAAAGCCACGGACCTTGAATTTCCGGTTCGGCGTGCTGATCGCATTGATTACGGCCTCTTGGATCGCTTGGTGGAACGCCATGATAGCGGGGTGAGCGCGTCGCCATGCACGAACGAAGACCTGGCATACGACCCACGTTCGCTCAGTGAGGCCGAACGTCCGGTGCTTCTTCGCAGCCTTGTGCCAGTCGGCGGTGGCCTCAGCAATAGCGTGACGGGTAAGCGTAGGCCATGCGGTCGCGGCCATTTCGTCCAGATCAACGCTGTATACTTCGGACATGGAAATAAACGCGCCCACGCCCCCGTAGTATTGGAGGGCCAATTCAATGACCTTACCAATCTGTCTCTGGAAGTCATCGACATCCTCCACGCTAATATTCATTGAGCGGGCGTAGGCGACTTTGTACAGGTCCGGGCCGATGCCGGCATCGTAGTCTCGGAACGCCTGCAGCTTCCATTCCTCGCCCGCCATCCACGCCAGATCGCGGCCCTCGATATTGGCCAAGTCGGCAACGACCAGCTTACGGCCTTTAGCCGCAACCGGAATGCTTCGCAGGAGCGATGAGCCAAAAGCCATGGGCTCACCGCCCAGCAGCTCGATCAGCTCCATATCGTCCTGCTTGAACGCATCGATCGCCAGTTCAATCTCGTCCAATGAATGTGTGGGTCTGGGTAAATTTTGAGGCTGAAATATACGCCCAGCCCATCGCCCGGTGCGACTGGCGCCACAGTAGACGAGCAGGCCATAGAGCCGGCCGTCCACTTGGGACGAGACGACCCGTTTGTACTTGGCCGTGCTGGCCTTGCTCGCCTGCTGGCGGTTGACGAGCAGCATCTTCACCGGCGTCGATAGTTCGGGATCGGCCAGTCTGCGTTCGACTGTATCAGCCCGCAGGTCGCCCAGCTCAATGCTGTAGGCTTCGCTCAGGAACCGCATCAGCTTGGCTATCTGCGTGGTTCGATCGACCGTGCCAACAGTCAGCGCCGTTGTCTCATCCGCCAGCTTGGCCTTCTCGCGCGTGGTGATCTTGATTGCCGCTTCGCACAGCTCCAGATCGACCGCGATGCCGCGGGCGTTCATCTTGGCATCGAGCGCCCGCAACTTCAGTTCGAACGGCGTGTCGTTCCACTTCGGGATGAGTTTGGCCACCGAGCGCATCCAGACAATATCCTGCCCGGCGTATTCCAGGAAGCCGGCCCACTCGACCGGGTGCGTGAGGCGCGTCTTGCGCGAGCCGTCCTGCTGGGGTTTGCAGAACATCTGGATGTATTGCTTGCCGTGCTGATCCTTCGCGTCAGTCCCGAGACTGAAGATTTCGCTCAGCTTCTCCCCGCCGGCCGGTAGGCCGTGGGCACGGGCATTCGCCTGTAGGCAGCGCCAGCGCTCGACCGGTATCTTTAGCGCTCGGAACCATGGGCAGGTCTCCAGCAGGCTCCGGTCAAACTCGGCGCCGGCCGCGTAGATTTCATCGGCGAGCAGGAGCGCTTCGACCAGATCGCCGGGCGGCTCGGGGTCGGCAGTGAAGTCGTGGAGCGAGATTGGCCCATCATCGAGCGCCCACTGCACGGTCATCACTTCCGCGCCGGTCCGATATTTGAAGACGCCGTGCGTTATCGGAACCGTCGAGTATGATTCAATGTCAATCCACAACTTCACGGGTCACGACGATTCCGGGCTGGTGTCGAATCTCCATGCCCAGCACTTTCTTGAGTGAGACGCCATCGGGCAAGTCCAGCTCGTTGCGTAGGATGCCGACCATCCCGCGCGAGAGATAGAGGGTATCAGGGCTGCGGCCGTGGTTCGCATCCATATACGTAACCACGGCCTGCCTAATCTCCTGAAGGAGATTCATCAGCCTGCTATATCGTCAGCTTCGGACTCATCGGGTGCGGCGATTTCGTCGAATTCCGACTCATCCGGCCGCGCGCCGCCCGAGAAGGCATCGCCCTTGCCGACGTACTGCACAATCAGCAGCTCGGCGTTCAGGCGCTTGCCAAACCCGTTGTCCATGGCCCAAATGTTGAACTGCGCCTTGACGTAGCAGCCTGAGTACAGGGTGCCATCATCTTCGGTCAGCACTTGCAACTGAGGGCCAAGCAGCTTCGGGCGCTTGTTCGGTTTGGTCTTGGCTGCGATGTACAGCATCCCATCGAACCCTTCCCAATCGCTCTTAGCATCACCCTTGTGCAGACAGGTCTTGTCCGCAGCATCGAGCGCCTTGTACTGGCTTTCGCCCTTGACGCCCCACTTGGTCTTGGCGACCTTGAGCATGGCAGCTTTGATCACCGGCACGATCGGATCGTCCGGCGCGATCAGCAGCTTGGCATCGCACTGCGTATTCTCGGGATCGAACCGCAGGTTCGGGGCGAACAGTGAGGGCATCGCAAGGCGAGCCCGCGGAACGGTCACGAGACCTTCCGGCTTCGGTTTGACGTTGACTTCAGACATTGACTTGACTCCTGGTTTTGACGTTGAACTTAGACTTCGACGTAGATGGTATCATAAGCTGCTTCACGGCCGCCAGCTTTTTCGCGTGGCGTTCAACGTCCGCGTGTAGCGCGAGCTGCATGGTGGGGCGGATGCGGAAACGTATGTTCATGGTGTGATCCGCGTGAGTGCGGCTCTTTATCGGGCATGTGGATAGCCAAGTCGTTTATATTTGGATCACTCCCGTTGCACCAGTTCTCGGGCACCATTAGTCCCGTGAAAATCTC